AAAGATTTAAACGGCTTTTCTATAATCTGTGGTCTAGACCCAGCAATGATTGGGGATACTGCAGCTATCTGCTATGCGATAGATCGCATTAACCATAAGCGTTATATAGTAGATGCTATAAAGATTACTAGACCTACCCCAGCACAAATAAGAGATTTAATATTTAACTGGACCTCTATCTACGGTCCTAGTGAATGGATTGTAGAGCGAAATGCTTTCCAGTCTTTCTTAACCCAAGATGAGGGTATTAGATCACACCTTGCAACTCGTGGTGTTATATTACGAGAGCATCACACTGGTAACAATAAATGGGATGCAGGCTTCGGTGTAGCTTCTATGTCTACCTTATTTGGAACTAAACAGCACGATGGTAAACACCATAGAGATAATCTAATGCACCTTCCAAGTGATCAAACTGAAAATGTTAAATCATTAATAGAACAGTTAATTACTTGGTCACCTACTACTAAAGGCAAGACCGATATGGTTATGGCTTTATGGTTCTGTGAGATCCGAGCAAGAGAGATGCTCAACCAAGGTATACACGCTAAGCATCATATGACAAACCCATTCCTATCAAGTTCTGAAAAGCGCAAGAGAATGGTTATTAACATAGATGAGATGCTTAATGAAAAACAACGTACCTTTATTTAAGGAGAACAATTGTTAACAGTTAAAGAGGTCTACGCAAAAGCGCAGAGGCTGCAGACTAAGTACGCTGCCCGCGATCAACGTATGCGAGATGTACTCTCAGTTCGTCAAGGTGATATCTCTAAGGTATATCCTTCTATGTTCTCAGAGGATTATCCAAAGCCACTAGTTGCAAACTTTATTGATGTAGCAGCAAGAGACCTAGCAGAAGCAATGGCACCTATGCCATCATTTAACTGCTCAGCTACTAATATGGTTTCAGATGCTCAGCGTAAATCTGCTGATATCAGAACTCGTATTGCTAACTACTATGTAGCCTCTTCAGATCTACCATTACAGATGTACTCAGGAGCTGACTGGTTTAACACCTACGGTATGTTACCTGCTCTAGTTGAGATGGATTATGAAGGTAACAATCCCCGCATCCGACTACTTAATCCTTTCGGAGTCTATCCAGAGATTGACCGTTTTGGTCGTACCACATCCTTAACACAAGTTGTTGTATCAGATGCTGAATCATTAGCAGCACAGTTTCCTGAGTACGCAAGTCAAATTCTAAATGTTCGTAGCGTTTACCAATCAGCATCACCTTATCTATCAGTTATGCGCTACCACGATAAAGACCAAGATATGCTCTTTATCCCAGAGCGTAACAATTTAATTTTATCTAACACACCAAATCCAATTGGTAAGTGTTTAGCAAGAGTCGCAGTTCGCTCATCATTAGATGGCGAAGCTCGCGGTCAGTTTGATGATGTACTATCAGTACAACTTGCTCGCGCAAGATTTGCTATCCTACAGATTCAAGCAGCAGAGAAATCTATCCAAGCACCTATTGCTATTCCACAAGATGTGCAAGAACTTGCACTTGGTCCAGATTCAATTATGCGTTCTGCTAACCCACAAGGTATTCGTAGAGTTCCACTAGAACTACCACCAGGAGTCTTTACAGAGTCTGGTGTATTAGAAAGAGAACTTCGTCTAGGTGCTAGATATCCTGAATCTCGTTCAGGTCAAATCGATGCTTCTATCATTACTGGTCGTGGAGTTCAAGCATTACAAGCAGGCTTTGATACACAGATCAAAGCAGCACAAGCACAGTTTGCTAAGTTGTTCCAAGATGTAATCGGTCTATGCTTTGAAGTAGATGAGAAGATCTTTGGATCTATGACTAAGTCTATTAAGGGAACCGATGACGGTACACCTTATACAATGAAGTACACACCATCTCGCGATATTAAAGGCGAGTATGGCGTAGATGTTCGTTATGGAATTATGTCTGGAATGGATCCTAACCGAGCCATTATTGCATTACTACAAATGCGTTCAGATAAGTTAGTTAGCCGCGACTATGTTCGCAGAGAGATACCACTAGATCTAAATGTTACGCAAGAAGAACAGAGGGTTGACATTGAAGAGATGCGCGATTCTCTTAGGGTTGCTGTTGCTCAGTATGCACAAGCTATACCCGCACTTGCTTCCCAAGGTCAAGACCCAACTCAAATCATTTCTAGAATCGCAGAAGTAATCCAGGGTCGTCAAAAAGGACAATCTCTAGAAGCAGTAATTGAAAAAGCATTTGCACCAGAACCAGTTGCTCCAGTGGAGCCACAACTACCTGGCGCAGCACAACTTCCAGTAGCAGGTGCGGCCCCCGCCCCTGCCTCGCAGCCAACTCAAGAACAACAAGTCGGTGCGGCCCCTGCTACTGGACAATCTCAACCAGATATAGGTCAACTACTCGCCGCCATTGGCGGAGCGTAAGGAGGTGGAAAATGAATAAGGGATCAAGAGCAGCAGCACCAACCGCAAAGCCAACTGAGGGCAAGAATAAGCCAGCAGGAAAAGAAGGCGGAAAAGTGTTCTTCGGATATGCAGCACCAGGCCGTAAAGGTAAGGCAGTAAAGAAGTAAATAATTTAGAAAGGAGCTGGGCGTTATGGATGATGATCTACAGCGCCCAGTTCGTTCATCAGATTTTTTAGTAGTAGTAACAGGATTTGCATTAAATTTAATTAGCGCATTTGAAGCGCTTGCAGAAGATCTGCACAATATGAGTATTTATAATTCGCAACAAAAAAGCCAAGAAGCAAAAGTCTGGCAACAGTTTACACAAGATTTAGAAACTATTAAGGAGAACAAAGATGGCTAGAGGCCCATTAGCAGGAGCATCAGGTCCTGGTAAGTTCTCAAAGAGAACCGATATGGATCTAGGATCTAGAGAGTACGGTGAAGGACAAGAGACTGCTATGTTAAATACAGCAGCACCTAAGTCTAAGACTCGCGGTATTGCAGATAATGTTGGTGGAAGACCAAAATCAGCTAGCGTTGAAACTGTAACTCCATTATTTGCTCCATCACAAAAACCAAGTGAAGCAGTTACAGCAGGTATTGATATTGGAGCCGATGTTGGCTCATCAGCCCTATTGATGCAATCTCAATTTGCTAACAATAAAGTTTCATCAGCCTTAGAGCAAATGCTTCCCTACGATCAAACTGGAGAAATAGCGATTCTTTATCAGCAAGCACTTGCACGAGGTATGTAGTGGCAAACCCAAATATTGATGCTGCTGCTTTACAAGCAGGTTTACAGGGTAAGCAAAAGGAACAAGTCCAGGGTTTATCTAAGTTACTAGATTCTCATAGGGCACTCCTTGCGTTGCCAGAAAATCAAGCAAAAGCATCTTTTGAATCTTTACCAGAAGAACAACAAAAAGCACATATAGCATTTTTTGGAGATAACAAGGCTAGTGAAAAACCATCTGGTTTTATAGGTAGCGCTAGACACTATCTTGGTATAGGTGTTAAAGAAACTATTGGTAGAGTATTTAGTGGTTTAAATGAAGTATCAGATTTCTCTACTCGTTTAGCTCGTACAGGATTAGTTGCCTTAGATCAAAATGTAGATTTATCTACTGCTTTTAAAATAGCAAATGATAAGGGTGATAAAGTATTTAGCCCAGATCGTATTGCTGCTGCAACTAAAATATACGATGAAGACACAATGTCAGTAGCAATGAAAGTTGCTAGTGGTATGACATTAAGTGAGATTCAAGCAACTGGATCTGATGCTGAAAAATTAATTGCATCTACTGCTGCTCAAAAGAAAGATAAAGATAAATACTTTATGGGTGCATTGGATGCAGCCCAAAGAGCAAAGTACTCTCCTGGTAGAGCAGTAGCAAATTTAATACTTCCAGAATTTTTAGAAAAAACATTTTTATACAAAGGTATCTCTGGTGTAGTTGATGCTGGATATCGCGTATTTGCAGACCCATTCTTAATATTGGGTAAGGCTAAAAAGGCCTATGATGCAGGTGATTTTTTACTTTATAATATTTTAGGTAAAGAAAAATTTACCTATGGTAGAAACTTAATGGCTACTGCAGGAAATGTAGAGCAAGTAGATAGAGTATTTAGTAACCCTGCAACTAGAAATTTATTTGATAGATATGGTGCTGCTCTAGATAAACTAGATACAGCTCGTAAATCTAAAAATAGAATAGCTGGTGCTGAGGCTTATCAAGAAGCAAGACGTTTAATACCTGAGTTTGGTCCTGCCGGTGTAGATGAACTTATTGCTGCTGGTGTTAAAAATGCAGATACAGCGGCAAACTTTTTAAAAAACCACGCTGATATAAAATCTATCCTATCTGGTCAAGCAGCTCGTAGAACTCCATTAGTTCCAACTTTAAGTGCTGGTCGTAGAGCAAGGGTTGCTTTATTTACTACAGGCAATAAGTTAATTAATATAGATAAAGCTGGTCAGGCAATTGTTAGAGCACTTTATACAGGTGATGAAGCACAAGATGTTGTGTCTACTCTTGGACTTAAAAGCGCTGAAATTGCTAAGATGGAAGCAGGAGTAGGTCGCAGTAAAGGTAAGATAAAAGATGGTTCTATTAGATTTACCGAGAATCAAATTAGTGGTCGCATTGATCGCTTTATGCGTAAGTTTACAACTATTCCTTATTTTAAAAATGGATTTTTTGATGTAACAACTGCTGATGCTCCTGAGAAGATCTATCAACTAGCTGCTTTGACAAACACTCGCTATCATTCAAGAGTAATTCAAGAAGCATTTGCTGCTGGAGATGAAGGTCAAAAGAAACAAATTTTTACAGGTCTTTGGAATACTATTGCTGAAACCCGTCAAGTAACTAAAAGTATTGAAGGTAAGAATTGGGTAGATCAATTTAGTGGTACAGCATTAGAT